CCCCCCGAACTTCCTCCCGCCCCCGATGAGCCGTCTGCCTTCGACAAATACAAGCTCCAACTTGCCTCCAAGTCGCTGAACACTGCCGCTGTCCTCATCCAGTCTATCGACGACATGTCGGCAATCGAGCTGCGCAAAACGCCCCTCTCACAAAGAGCCATTGCCGCTGGCATCCTCATCGACAAGTTCAAGCAACTCACCCAACCTGACCCTCAAGCCGTTGTCGATCAGGTCGCCTCCATCGTCTCCCTCATTGCCAAAGCCACCCCTCCCCGAACCAAAGACTCCACCCCCGAAGATGCGCAGATCATGCAGCCCCCTGCGCCACAGATCGAAGCATTGCCCGTGCCGAACCCGGACACCGACCCCGACCCGGAGGATGAGTGGCATGGCTAACCTCGACCGCCTTGCTCATGAGCAGAATGCCATTGACCAGATCAAACTCTGGAAGCATGATCCGCTCCTCTTCGCTCGACAAGTCTTTAAGTTCAACCCCGGTGCCCAGCAACTCCAACTCTTCTACGAGTTGCAGAAGCTCGTGAACGCGAAGTGCAAAGTTGACGAGGGCCAACCCCTGACCCCCGAGGAGCGTGTCTACGCCAAGAAGCGCGGCATCTCCGTCCGTGCCGGTAAGGGCGTCGGCAAAGACGCGGCCGCTGCTATCATCGTCTACTGGTTCCTGACCTGCTTCTACGAGTCCAAGTCCTACCTCCTTGCCCCCTCCATGACCAACCTCCAGTCGAACCTCATCGCCGAGCTGGCCAAGTGGAAGTCCCGCAGAATCCAAGGCGAACCCGCCTGCCTGCTATCGGACGAATACGATCTCATGGCCAGCGGCCTGCGTCTCAAGTCTGCCCCAGAGAAGGGCAAGAACTGGTTTGTCCAGTGCAACTCTGCCGGACCCAATATCCCTGCCGACCAGCAGGTCGAAGTGCTCCAGGGCAAGCACTCCCGCTACATGATGTTCATCATGGATGAAGCCTCGGGTATTCCCGATCCTGTCTTCTCGCCTCTCGACACCACCCTCACCGACCCCGTTAATTTTATCCTTCTCTTCTTCAACCCCACCCGGCGCACCGGCTTTGCCATTGACACCCATTTCTCTGCCGAAGCGAAATACTGGATTCCCCTCCACTGGAATGCCGAAGAGTCGGACATGGTCACGCCCGACCAGATCGAGTACTTGCGCGAAAAGTTCGGCAGACACTCCATCGAGTACCGCGTCTCTGTCCTCGGTGAACCCCCTGCCGCTGACTCCGACTCACTCATCCCCTATGAATGGTGCATCAATGCGAAGGAACTCCAACTCGAAACGCAACCGAATGATCCGGTTGTTTTTGGCGTCGATGTTGCCCGGCAGGGGGATGACTCTTCCGTTATACTCGTCCGACAGGGTCCGGTTATACATGAACTGCATGAACTTCAGAAAGTGGATACCGTCGAACTTTCCCGATGGGTCGCCATGCGTGCCGCTGACTGGAATCCGCAAGCGATTTACATAGACGCAGCAGGTCTAGGCGTAGGCGTGTATGACGAGCTGCGCAGACAAGGTGTGCCGAACGTCTACGCCGTAAATGTTGGTATCGCCCCCCGCACCGACAAGTTCGTCAGACTCCGCGACGAGCTGTGGTGGGAGCTGCGCCAACGCTTCGAGCACAACCGCATCTCCCTTGCCTCCTGTCCCGACATGCAACTCATCTCCGAACTGTCGGGCATTAAGTTCAGCGTGAACGATCACGGCAAAGTGAAAGTGGAGAGCAAACTCGAGATGCGCAAGCGCAACATGCCTTCCCCCAATAAGGCAGATGCCCTCATGCTCACCATGACCGCGCCCGACACCGCCCTCGTTGTCGCCCGCAAAGAACAGGAACGTGAACGCGAATCCTCCCGCAATCAGCGGCGTGTTCACCGGATCAACCGCAGTTGGATGGGAGTGTAAATCATGCAGATTCTCTACGCGGAACCCAACCCTCTACCGAATGCCACCGGCCGCCCCGGCCATGCCCATGTCATCTACATCGACTCGCAGGGCCGTGTCTCCACCACCTACAACCGAGAACACAAGCATACCGGAGTCATGGTCGACGGTGTCGTTATCCTCGACCCCTACCCCCGCGACGGTCACGATCACCGTGCCATCCCCATGCCTCCGCTCCAACCGGAAAACGCCAACGAGGATGAGAAGGAAGTTATCAACCGCAAACTGCTCCAGTTCCAGGAAGCCTATGATTATGAGAAAGAGTCCATCGAGGCGGGCAAAGAGTCGATTGCCTTCCTTGAAGGCGACCAGTGGGATGACACCACCCGCTCCAAGCTCGAAGCCGAGAACCGGGCCGCCCTGACCATCAACCACATCGCTCCGATGGTCGAAGCCTTGTCCGGCATCTATCGTCAGAATCGAACCGACATAAAGGTATTTCCCCAGGCCGAGGGCGACCAGTTCATCGCTGACACCCTCACCCATGCAATCAAACAGATTCTCTCTCAAAACAACTTCGAGTACGAGGAAGTTGCCGCCTTCGAGAACCAGATCGCTGTCGGGCGTGGCATCATCGAGTGCTACCCCGACTATGATTCCAACGTCGAGGGCTTCATCCGAGTCCAGCATGGCCCCTGGGACCAGTATCTCTTCGGCCCGCACCTCAAGCTCGATGCCTCTGACTGCGAGTATTTCTTCCGCTGGCGGTGGATGACCGAGCGCCAACTCAAGCAACTCTACCCTGACTCGTTCAAAACCGCCGAAAAGCCCGACCCCGGTGTCGATGCCTTCTCTGAATACGGAGGCACGGAAGATGACCTCTCCGGTCTTGCCGACTCCTCCCTCTTTGTCAACGCCCACACCAAAGAATACCGGTTCATGGAATGCGAAGAGAAAGAGTATTACACCCTCAACCTCTACCTCGACCCCACCACGGGCTTCGTCATCTCCGACCTCGACGTGCCCGTTTCCCTCCGCTCCTCCCTCAAGTCCCTCCTCTCCGGCTCCAATCTCCAGCAGATCAAGCAGAAGAGACACAAGATACGTCGAACTGTTATTGCAGGCTCTACTCTGCTCGACGATTATTATCCCGATCTGCCTGTACCTCCCAATACTACCGGTCCTGCCTTTTCTGTGCTGCTGGCTTATGCTTACAAGCGCGGTCCGGTCTTCGTTGGAAAGATAGAGCGGAGCAAAGACCCCCAGCGAGAGCTGAACAAGCGCCGGAGTCAGATGGTTGACATCGTCAACACCTCCATCAACAATGGCTGGTTCATGGAAGAGGGTCAGTTTGCCAGCAAGGCGGCCGAAGAGCAGTTCAAAAGAGACGCTGCCACCGCCGGTTTCGTCGCCAAGATTCGCGACATCACCCGCCCTCCCCACAAGGTTGAGGCGGGTCAGGTCCAGCCGGGTGTCGTGCAACTGGAATTAGCTTCCCTCCAGTCCTTCCGCGATGTCACGAACGTCAACACCTCTATCCTCGGCGCTCAGGATCGTTCTGATTCCGGCGTTGTCCTCATGCACCGGCTGAAGCAGGCTCTTGTCGGCAACGAATATCTGTTCGACAACATGGCCCGGCTGAAAAAAGATCTCGGTCGCATGCTCATTCAGTGGATCGCCAAAATCTACACCCCCCGCCGCATCGCCCGGCTCGTCATGGATCAGGCCCGTGTCGAAGCGGCCCGTAACCAGCAGATGCAACTGGCCGGTCAGCCTGTTGACCCCAACGATCAAGCCATGCTCCAAACCATCGAAGCCCGTCTCTCCGACAAAGACATGCTTGCCTACGATGTCGAGGTCGGTGAAGCAGGTGCCACCCCCACGACTCAGCTTGCCAACTTCCAACTTCTCATGGAAATGGCCGGTCGTGGCGTGCCCATCCCTCCCCAGGCCCTGCTCGAAGTTGCCCCCATCCCCAACAAGGATCGCATCATGCAGTATCTCCAGCAGGCGCAACAAGCGGAAATGGATAAGGAGAACAAGAAGTACGACACCGAAGTGCAAAAATCTCTTATCGCCGCTCAGGCAAAGCGCGGCGGTCAGGCACCGCAGGGCGGAGGGGGCGCACCGCTGACTCCCGCCATGTAATTTACGGGAACAAACTCGGTAACCGCTTGACACGGATACCGGGTTGGTTTACATAATAAGGGTAGAGGCATCTATCCGAACACTCCGAAAGGACGGTACCAAAGATGTCGGAAGACCAGGTTATCAATGAACAGGAGTTGGACGGTAAGTCGAGCGAAGACTTGCAGGCGATGCTTGACGGGCTTGTAAACGAGTCCGAGCCAGTGACAGAGCCGAACGAGCCGAAAGCAGAAGGGGAAAAACAGCCCACTCCCGCCAGCGAAGAACCCAGTGTTGCTTCGCTGAAGGAAATGGTTGCAAAGCTCCAGAAGCAGGTTCAGGACAAGGAAGCGTTCATCCTCCAGCGGAATCAGGAAATCGGACTACTTCGGAAGAAGGCCCGTGAGGCTCAACCCGAACCCGAACTTGATATCACCGATGAAGAGATGATTGCCTCCCCCAAAGAGGCGCTGAAGAAAGCACTCAAGCAACACGAGCAACGCAAGGCTGAAGCCCAGACTCAGCAGGAGCAGGAGGCTCAGGACTTCAGACGGCAGGCTCAGGAAGCGATCTCTGCATGGGCACCCAAGTATGATGAAATCGTGCCGGAGATCGTCGAACTGATGAAGGCCGATCAGGCTCCCGAATCTCTTCTCTCGCAGTTCAAGAATGACCCGGTGGCTACTCTTAACCCGGCTGTCACGTTTCAGTTGATTAAACGCATTGAGGCGCAACGCCGGATCAAAGAGTTGGAGACGCAGTTGGCAGAAGCGCAGAAGCGCCCGGCCGATATGGTTTCCAAGATTCAGCAGGCGGGGCGAGCCAAACCTGTGGCTACCACAACCCCGCCGAGTCCGAAGAAGCATGCAGTTCTCGACAATCTTACCGAGGCTGACATTGACCGCATGTCGGCTGACGAACTGAAGAAGCTGGAAGAACAGCTTCTCAAGTCAACCAGATAATCAAAGGAGTGTTTCACCATGGCCCGTACTGAAATCACCACTGGACATGCGTTGGCGCCAATCATTGTTCAGCGCCAGCTTTTCCTCGATCAGGTAAAGAAGTCCTACTTCTCCCGCTTCATGGGCGGCAGCGATTCCATCATCCACGAGAAGACGGACTTCACCAAGCAGAAGGGTGAGACGATGACCTTCGGCATCCGCATGCGCGTGACGGGTTCCCCGATCACCGGCAATGCCACCGTCAAGGGAAAAGAAGATCGCCTGAACTTCTACTCCTTCAACGTCACTCTCGAACGGTACCGCTACGCCATCATGGACGACGGTGCCCTCACTCGCCAGCGCTTCGTCGGCGACATCCCGACCGAAATCCGCTCCGCCCTCACCGATTGGGGTTCCGAGCAGATCGACCAGATGGCGTTCGACGCTATCAAGGCGACCCCCACGGAAGCCGTGTACGGTGGCGATGCCACTTCGGTTGCCACCCTCGAAGCGGACGATGTCATCACCCCAGCCAGGATCTCCAAGGTCAAAGTCCTTGCCCTTACTCGTCGTTCTTCCTCGCTCGTCCCCCTGCGCCCCGTCAAGGTCGAAGGCAAAGAGTATCTGGTCCTCCTGCTTTCCCCCGATCAGGTCTACGACCTCAAGCGCAACAGTGAGTTCAGCCAGGCCCAGCGCGAAGCCGCCGAGCGCGGAAGCAACAACCCGATCTTCTCGGGCATGGTCGGTGTCTGGGACGGCGTCATCATCCACAGCCACGACAACGTGCCGGTCTACTCGAACGGTGGTTCGGGTTCCGTCACCTACTCGCACGGTGTTCTGCTCGGTGCCCAGGCTCTTGTTTGGGCATGGGGTGAGCGCCCCTCCATCGTCGAGGAAGACGAGGACTACGAGGAGTTCAAGGGTTACTGCTGGCGCATGACCGCCAAGTGCCAGAAGCCTCAGTTCAACTCCAAGGACTACGGTTCCATCGCCTTCTACACCGCCGACACCCGCGTGTCCGGCCGCACCACCAACGTTCGGTAAGGAGCATCAACCATGGGTAACTCAA